ACCTCTGGACAAGGTCTATTTTTTTGAAAAAAATTTAAAAAAACTCCATCAAAACCCTTGACTTTATACAACTTTAGTTGTATAATAGATACATAAGGTTAAGGAGGAAACCTTAGACAAGGAAACTAGTAGAAAGGAAAACAAAATGTTTAAGTTCAAAAAGAAGCCACTCAAAGTAAAAACAAATAAGCTAGTAGTCAAAATCAACTTATTTATAATCAGCTTTGAATGGCACATCGAAATTGGATAGTGAGAAATCACTATCCACCCCTTCGGGGGTGTACTTAAATTATAACAGGAAAAACAATGAAAGTAAATCTAAAAATTAGAAAAACCACCAAGCGTGAAAAAATTGAATTCATTATTGGATTTGTTCTACTTCTATTTGTGATTTGGTATTTTACGAGGTAATATATGTCAGTAGATATTGAAGCTATTCGCTGGCTTTTAGACAACGCCACAGCCTATGCTATCAGCAAAAACTGTGGCGTATCTATTCAGGCCGTAGACAAGTATAAAAACGGTGTATCAGATATTATGAACATGCGTTTAAAGCACGCTATCAGCATGACCACATACGCCCAGGAACTAAAAAAGCAGTGATTTCGGTCACTGTTTTTATTTTTAACAAAACACCGTTTTTTACAATAATGCGTCACGATTTCCTCTTTCTATTCTTCAAGAAAACGTTTTTTTGAACAATAGGATTGTGGTTTTGATTTCTAATCGTTCAAAATGCGTGTTTTTGCAAAATAGAAATACAAGTTCTAATTTTGTTAACGTCAACAAAACTGGCAACCAAGCGCTTTATAAAGTTGTTTGTTGATCTCGACAAGTCAATTTCAGAGCAAAATAAAGATATTCAAGCGAAAAAGAACACTCCTAACCCTATATCTATAAATGTTTTTCAGGAATTTGAAGCGATTATCAAGCGTATTTTTAGACAAACAAAAAAACCGCAAGCCTGAGCCTGCGGTGAAAGAACAATTTAGAAAGTTTCCTTTCGTTTTATTTTCAAGATTATTTAGTAGTAACAATTAGTCCATCAGGTAATACGTCGAGTGCTGGTTTGTCTGAGCGGCTGCCATCTTCGTTGACGTAGTACCAACCTCCTTCGACTTTAACAAGTTCTTTTGAAGACATTTCGCCATTCTCTTCTTTGAGATGGTATAGTTTGTCCTTGTATTGAACCCAGCCAGTGACCATTGCTCCTGAAGCATCAAGATAGTACCATTTACCATTCACAAGAACCCAACCAACGGCCATTGCGCCATTTTCTTTTAGATAATACCACTTACCATCATCCTTCAACCAGCGAGAAGCTATTGAATAACCTCTCTCGTTGAAGTAATACCAGGTACCGTCAATCTTTTCCCACTCTTCTTTGGGATAAGAGCCGTCAGGGTATTCATACCACCATCCAGTATCATTTCTTTTCCATTTGGGCTTAGCTTCTTCATCATCTAGTAAAACAATGTTCTTGTCGTACGGATTTGAAGAGTATTGCCACCAGCGAATGCCGTCCATGCTTGGGAAGTATTCAAAGTCAGCGTTACCATCGTTTAAACCATACCCGGCAATCCAAAGGCTGTTTGGGAATTTCGCAAGAATCTGCTCATAATAGATATTATTGAGCGTGAATGGCTTGTAGCTGTAATAGATTGGCTCATAGCCATTTTCTTTGAGGATTTCCATGAAGCGAATACAAGCATCTGTATTTGCCTGTTTATCTCCGCTTGCATGATCTTCGTAGTCGAGGCACAAGTATTTTACTTTTTGAGGCACATTATCAAGGAAGTAGTGTGCCTCTCGCTCAGCTTCTTCGATGTCGCCACCAAACCAAGCAAAATGATAGAATCCAACTGGTGTGGATTGCTCAACTTGAGTAGACAGGCAAGGGTTTAGGTAATTTGTACTTTCAGAAACTTTGATAATAGTATTCTGTGTACCCATATCCTCCAAAATACCTGTAATATCGTATCCATTGTGGCTAGATACGTCGATGAATAAGTCGTTTTTTTTCACTTGTTTATTCTCCTTTCCATGCGTCATTCATCTGCTTGACAGCTGACTCGACAAATGTGTCGAGGTCTTTGTCAGTCATGCTGATGTTATATTTGCTAAGCTCAGCACGGATTTTATCGCGAGCTTGCTCCAGCTTTTCCTCGCCTTTAAAGCCAGTTTCGGATGCGACCTGCTCCACGGAATTGACCGCGTTCTTGGCTAAGATTTCAACAATCTTGATGGTTTTCTCTCCACCTTTTTGAACCAGGTAGTCCTTGACCGCTTTAACGGCGATTCCAGCCAAAATTACAAGGATGCTTACTGCACCGTTTGCGATAATTTCATTGATTTGTTGCATGTTATTCTCCTTTTTCGATTTCTTCCATGCGGTCGTTCATGCGGACCATTTCTTTCTGAATGTCACCGACCGTATGAGTAATTGTAGTTAATTCTGTAGTGGTCTTTTCTAGGTGAGTCATCAAACGCTCTTCTCGTCTGTTAGAGTCGGCCTTTGATTGCTCGTGCAAATCCATAATCTTCTTCTCTCGCTTGTCCGAAGTCTTGATGAGATATCGAATGATAATAAAGAAAAGTAAGATAAACAAAATCGCCCAAGCCACCTGACTTTGAGCGATTTTTTCAGCTTCTTCAATCGGCATATAACCTCCTTTTACTCAATCCGTGGCATGACCACAGTAAGCACACCTTGCTGAAGCATTTCATCAAGAGGCTGGTCTTTGTATGTGAACCCCTCGTTTGCTCTCATTTGAAACATAAAGATGGTCTGCGTGCCTTTTGGCCATTTAGCATTAGTTTCAAACGGATACGGCATAGCAACGATGTCCCCGTTTGAGTAGCGTGTACTCTTTACAAGAGGCTTGATGAAATTTGCTACCTTTACATAGGCAAAGGTAGGCATGCCACCATTTTGAGATACTACCACGGCACTCAAGACTTCAGTAATAGTTGAAACCGCATAAAGGTTTTCCTTGTTCTCTACGGTCGCTTGCTCTACCTTGGTTGCCATTTCCTTATTTTGCTTGAGCTGCGCTTCTACCTGATTAAATTTCTCTTTCTCAGCACGTTGAGGGAAATTCTCCTGATAAAGAGCCTCTAGGGCTAGCTCGAAAAGCTCGGTATTAGACAAGCTGATTTTATCAGCCGGTAGCAAGATAGGTACGATAGCACCATCTGCATTGACTAGCGTGACCTTTGTAGAGGATTCTTTTCCGCTTGCGTCAAATTCTTGGGACTTTGTCCCGTACTCTAATTTCATACTTTCTCCTTTCATTTATTAAGGGTAAGGGTCATTTGTAATATAAGTTATTGTGCCTGTCCAATACTTATTTCCTTGAGATTTACTTGTAAGACGGATTTTCCCATCTGTTGCAAGGTGCAAGATAGCTGTTCCAGTTACTGTTGAGTCAGACAATCCTTGTAAGATAAAGTTAACCTCTTGAGCTGGTCTAAATCCAGCGGGTATTGTTTCCTTGACTTCTCGATAATCTGAAACCGTGTTGATATTTGTGATTTTTCTTTCTGTTGAAATTGTGACCACGTTGCCATTTCTTGTAGCAGTGCCGTTCACATACCATCCTAGCTCAATCTTTCTTGTAGCAATTTTCTGCAAGTCATCTTTGGTAGCAATCTCTTTCCACTGCGTTGGAGCCCATTTATTGGCATTGTTATAGACTCTAACAAATACACGCCCTGTCCCTATTGAGGTGAAAAATTGGACGCCTTTCCAGCTATCAAGCCAAAAATTTTGATACAGACCCCACTCACCGTTTTTTCCTGTTGGGTTGTCATCGTATTTGCCTGTTCTCCAACCAAATTCTGTAGCTTGTTTATTCCAAATATCATCCCATTGAGCACTACCTTTACTTAAGCCACCATCAGCATTAGTCAGCTGATACTGCTGAATGGGCTTGTTGTTAGCAAAGATGTCACCTTTTACATCAAGAGCGCCCTGCTCACGGATTTTGTTGACCCCAACTCCTGATCTGTCATAAGACAAAACCACGCTCTCTGTGGCTACGTTGACTATGAAATCAGACCGTGTGAATTTGTCCTCTAACGTGCCTATGACAACCCATGACTGATTAGCTAGATAATTGCCTGCAAGATTAGCCTGAGAATTGACTAGGTTTGAGATACTTGTCCAGGAGCCAGTAGCTGGTCCCGTGTCTACTTGAAAATTAGTAGTCCCAAGCCGAGCAACCTTGATTGTCAAGGTCATTGAGTTCTTTTGACTTCCTGCAACTATCAGAGGTGCTATTTTGGCATTTCTCGTAGCGGTCAATGTGCTAGAGGTTGAGCCCGTTCTTGCTATGCTAAAGCTAAGAGCAGGAGCAAAATACTCAAGCACGGTTACAGATACCTCTCTAGTATCAGACCATCTACCACGGCTGTCAGAGACGCTAGCTCTGATTTTGATTGTGCCATGATAATTCATAATGCCAAGACTGCCACCGTTTGAACTTGTGGACTGGTTTTTGCCAACGATTTCAGCATAGTATCCAGTGATGGATGAGCCGTAGGAGCCGACCGCACCATTAAATGCTACTTTGATGTTGGAGATTACCTGAATGAACGTGTTACCGCTTGGAATAAGGTTCTGAGCAGCACCGTTCAAGTCTGACAATGTGATACCTGTAAATGTGGGTTTTACATTTGCTGGCACGCTAGCCGTCAATGTGGTTGACTGCGTTCCAGTTTTGGTACTTCCTGAATAGGTGTCTACATAGATAGTCCCTGCACCACTAGCAGAGTTTGGGATGTCGTTTGCAAAGTCAAGAGGGATCGTCCAGCTAGTAGATGTGTCCACGTTGCTTGCAATAGTTCCAGTCTTACCAGCCCACGCATAGCGCACTGTGTGCTTAAAACTGGAGCTTTGACGATTGATGTTGATAGTAACCGAACTACCAATAACTCCAGCGCTCACGCTTACAGAGCTTGAACGTGGTATAGTCGTCAGGCTAAGGCTTGCTGATACTGTGATAGTCCCATGCAAGCCATTGTTAGGATTGAACGTACAAGAAATAGGGAGCGTTTTAGTCCCATCTGCATTGTGGCTGATTGTACTTGAGCCACTAGCAAGCGTGTACTCCTCGCCTGATGTCTCCCACGTCGGATAGCTGTAATGCACGTTACTGCCATCCAGATTAAGAGACAGCGTACTATCTCCTTGATGGTTATGAGTATAGTAGGCGCCTGTACGGCTAACTGTCATCCGCCAGTTGACGGTTGAGGTGTTAGCCGTGATACTCTGAGATCCCTGCTCTACATAGACATTGAGATACAAGCTCCCACTTGAATTACTAAATTTAGCCATTTTACTCCTTTCTATCCAACGTAGCGGATGACGTTCATGTCAGGGTTAATGTGATACTGCTCTTCTCTAAAACGTCCTATCTGAATAGTCTTAGAGAAAATCCCGTTCTCAATGTGGATTACGCCTTGAGAAATATACATAACCTCTACACCAGCGCTAAACATTGAAATTCGTCCGTTTGGATTGAACATCATGCTAGAGCTACCATCATTCTTAC